GCCCAAGTATATGGGTCATTTTGGTTCTGAACTGCATAATAGGCATTTGGGTGATTTATTACTTCTGAAAGAGTTGCACCAAATTCTTTAGGTCTATCGGCGTCGACTCTATTTAATGCAGTTGAACCCGCCATTACCATAGTATCATAATCTAAAGACCCTACTTCCCCATAAATCATATTTGCTAATTCAACTGTCTCTAAATCTGGCATTACTTTCTACCCTTTCCTTTGCCCTTCTTACCCTTTTTACCTTTTCCTTTACACGGCATCTCGTTATCACCCCCTATTCATTATCCACATCCATGGTTACTGCTAACTCTGGATTTTGTATTTTATTTAAAAACTCTATTGCTTTATCTCTATTCGTTTCGTAATCTTTTACTAAAGCTAATATTTTATCAATTGCTATATATAATACCTGGGCTTCATAAAACTCTGAACGCTTAGGGTCTTTATAAGCAAGTACTGGTATTAGATTTTCGTACAGCTTACTTAAATCCCTCTCAAGGATAGCCCAGCCAGGGGTTAATAACATAGCCCTTACTTCATCAGCTTCTTTGATATACGCATCTAAATCTTGTTCTTCAAGTTCCTTTTTTGACGGTGTTTTTAGAATTAGCTTTGGTTTTTTCGATGCCTTCTTTCGCTTCGGCATGTTTGTCCTCCATCAAGAGCTTCGCTATATCCATTTTCTTTGTATGTTCGTTCATTTCTGATTCCATTAAGATTTCATTACCGTCACTTACTCTCTCTCGCATCCTACCTTCCCCATCTGGTTGAATACCAATACTTATCAAAACCTGTGCCTGCTCTTTAGGTGTAAGTTGTTCAAAGTCGGGTTGCACTATTGTACCTGCTGGAGGTGGTTGTGGTGGTTGTGGTGGAGGTGGCTGGCTAATCAATTCCTTCCAAGCTATCTCACCATCGTCTTGTAAGTATCGTTTAAATGTATTATACACATTCATTGGATTAACTACACCCATCTGAATAGGAACTTCATTTACTAACATTTGCACTCTCATCTGTGACTTCTGTGCCTGTACATACGGATTAGTGTTTGTATCATTACCACGGCATACTATCTGATATCTACCCTGTATCTCGTCTCTTGTCATATGAAGTGGCTGTGGGTCATCCTTGCCTGTTACTAAAGCGAAAACTCTCTCTGGCATATACTGCTGGCATAATTCAAGTATCTGGCTAAATACTTCTGATAAACTCTCTGTCCACATAGTGGAGTCTAATGAGAACGACTGGTTGGCATTCTGTGCCTGCATCTGTACTTCACCCAAAGTTCTCGGCTGCCGTTTGTTAATCATAGACTGTAACGAATAATCGACCTGACCTAGATATTCCTGTATGACAGTCTTTAGAAGCATCTCTTCACGCTCATATGAAAAATCCACATTAGCGTTAGAGTTGTCCATCATTTTTAAAGTATCATCAAGCGGTTGCATACCCTGGACTGGAACGCCCTGAGCTGGGATAAACCTAACTAGCTTGGGATTAACCATACCTGAACGAAATTTAAACATCGGTGCGTTTCTAATAGTTTGACTATCTAACTTCTGGTTATGCTGGGCATCTATCTCTTTTGAGATATCTTCTAAATGCTCTGGGTAGCCTCTTGGGGAGAACCATCTATCATCTACAACCTCAGTAGAAAATCTCACAAACGGAAACTTCTGGTGGTCGTAAGGGCATACCTGCTTTTTAAGCATTAAGCTAAATTCGGGGGCTATAATGAACTGCCACTTCTGTTCGTGGGTATCTTCATCTGGATTATGGTATTTATAAACTTCCCATATCTTCACTAAATGGGATGGGTTATTTACTCGGTCAACACCCTCTCTTTGGGACTTTGAAGCTTCGTCTATTTTGTCATTATCTTTAGAAGAAGAAGTATCTTCGTTCTCTCTTAAATTCTTTAAATTAACTATTTCGTTTATAGAGTCCACATCATATATGCCTTCTTCTGCTCTCTGCTTTATAATTTCAAAGGGCTCAAAATACTCATGGCATATCCATCTTAAATCCTGCACATTGATACCTGAATCAGAAGGAACATAAATATCCCCTGGGTCGCATACAAATACTTCAGGTGCATTATATAACTCATCTCTAAGTTTAAGTTCTATGTTATTCTTACCGCTTCTTATATCCTGAACTGCTTTCTGTACCGCCTGCATATTATCTTCTACGACGGTTTCAGACGTATCAACATTATATCTTCGAACAAACTCCTGCACGACCATCTCGTCAGGGATATTAGTATCAAAGAGTTGCATAGCATCTTTTAGCTCTATATCTTTTAAGTCTATCTTCTCGGTGTAATCACGGCTCTTCATGCTCCAGGTAATCTTCAAAAGAGCAAAGCCCTTCTCAAGCATCTTGTCACAACCTAAAATAAGTTTACCTAAAAGTTTAACCTTATAATCAGCAAGATAATCAAGAAACCTTTCTATCTTATTTGCTTTCTGTAAGTTGGTATCCGTCTGTGGTATGACCTGCATACGGGGCTTTATATTTGCATATATACCTACAAGGGCAGCTTTCGTTTTACGGATAAGCGTTTCTATTGTAGGTAGCCGTAAATTAGAACATCCTGTAAACGGAAATGTCTTTGTCTTCTTTACTCTAAAACGCAGTCGGTAAAACTTATCGTGTTTAACCGCCCATGTTTCGGTTTGTGCTTTCGAATCCGCTACTTCCGATTTTATCTCATCAAGTAGGGTACTATCTTTATTTTCTTTCTTTGGCATATTGTCCTTTTACAAAATGTTAAAATCCCTTTGGTATCCTTTAAAATCGTCTGTGAATCTCTTAACCATCTTTTTAATTTTCTTCGGTTTAAGCTGTGGCATATCTAATGGAGGGTATCCGTAGACATTCTCTTTAAATGGTCTATAGAAACCCTCTTTCATACAAATATCATAAAGCTCCGTCCCCATAAACGGAGTGAAAAATGTTACCGCTATTGATGGGGGGTCTACGTACCTATTTAGTTTTATGGTATCCATAATATCCTTTTCGGTTTCATATGGAAGCCCCACCATATAGTTAGCTGTAACACGCAAACCTTGTTCCCTGCATAAATCAAATGCTCTTTTGATAACCTGTATCGGTATAGCTTTTTTTATTACGGTCTTTCTTATTTTCTCACTACCGCTTTCTATACCAACACTAATAGCACAGCATTGAGCTTCACGAAGAAGTTTTAAAGACTTCTCATCCATAAGGTTCTCAACGCCTGTCTGTATGGTAAACGGAACTTTAATCCTTTTAGCATACAAACTTAAAAAATCGTGCATAACGGGTTTAGACACACCACTTAAAAAATCCGTATCACCAAAAGAAATCATAGTTAATTGGTATTCACGAATCTTCTTTTCTATTTCTTCTATGCACCTTGATGGTGATTTTGTTCTGTGGTACTTTCCAAGACCCTCACAAGCCTTGCGTATCTTCGGTGCTACACAGAACGTACACGACTTATAACAACCCCGTGAAAATTCAAATGCACCGCCTCTATAAACTTTACCCATAAATGGTTTCAATAAATGCCTCTCATCAAAATCCGACCAGTCTTGGTCAGGTACTTCATTCATATCTATTAGTGGATATACTCGGTTCTGTTTTAGTTGTTCCCAAATATAAATCTCACCAGGAATTTTTTCTTTTAAAAAATCTACTATTGCTTTTTCACCTTCGCCTATACATATATAATCGACCCACGGTTGTTTAAGAACAAACTCTGGGGCTATCGTGGGCATTATCCCTCCCACCAATACTCCGACTTCCACCTCTGACAATAGTTCTTGTGCCGTCTTGAAATTTCTTTCAACCAATGAAACACAGATAATATCGGGTTTGAACAAGCTGATTTCTTTTTTAAATTCTTCTTTGATTTCTTTCTTTTCCGTTTTACCAACGAACTCGCTGAGATGTGTTGTCTCGTGCGTACCAAGTTCCGACATTTTTTCGTCATCTGTATGAAACTCCCCATAAAATGTTGTATCAAATAACTTAACATTGTGACCTGCTTTTCTTATAGCTGCGATAAGTATTGAAATTGCTAATGGTATTCTTAATTCTGTTCCGACATTAGGATATAAGAATAAAACTTTCATTTATTATAACCACACTTATCATAGCGGAACCCGTGTTTAAATATTTCGTTGATAGGCAAGCATTCAAAAGTTTTACCTAAAACACTCTTTCGTGGTTTGATATGTCTGTTTTTATAAACCGTGCAATAATAGTTTAATCCATCAAAAGACAAATGTACGCATGGGTCTTCAGATTGAAGTCCGCAACAAACACCGCATCGTTTACATAAGTCTTCATAATCCATATCCCGTATCCCCATGGTTTATCTTTTCCTGCTCTATGCTTTCATCTTCGTAGGATGTTGTTTCATAATAAATAGGTTGAATAATTGACTCTGCATAACTCATAGCATCAACTAAATCATCCCACCGAGAAGCTCCTATGGTTAAAAGTTCGTCTCTTGCTTCCATGTGCTCTGGGTGTATAAAATACTGACCTCTCTCGAAATGGGGCTGTAGGGCTGCTATGACCCTAGCCTTCTTATTTCGTTTGACATCGCCTGTAGCTGTAGTGAAAGTATTCTTCAACTCACACGGTGCCATAATATTATTTTTTATACAGTAGTCGGTAAAGCCACGGAAGAACTCTTTGTCACCCCCGCCGTTAGGGGCACCTACTGCGGTAATATGTTCTTTCCATTGCCTGTATAAAATAGCTACCATATCCCAGTATTGTAATTGCGGTGCGTGGGTTCTTACATAAGCGAAAAGATACCTATTATTTTCCTCGTCCGTCCCCACTACCACGGCAACCTTGTAATCCGAATTACTATCTTCCGAATAAGCAGGGTCTAAGGCTAAGACACAGCTGAACTTCTTTGGTTTCTTAGTCCAGGTCTTTATCTGACCCTCTTTTATCGGGACATTTTCATCGGCAATAGGGTTGCATAAATATTCCCCAGAAAAGTAGTTTGTCCCCATAGTAGATTTAATCATCTGAAGTCTATCGTGGGGGAACATCTCTTTCCAGCGTTCTTTTCCTGCCTCTTGCTTGCTGTCTACATACGCAGAATATATCCTTTTATGCCACCCGTTATCGGGAGTGGTGATAATCTGGTGTATGTAGGCTAGTTGATGTATCGGTGTCCCAAAGTATGCCATTTCGGCTTCGGGAAGTAGTTTGGGTATCAGCTCTTTGTTTATACGGCGTCTTAATTTATCTCTTTGTTCCTCGGATATAGCTGTTTCTTCATCTTCTAAGTCATCGAGCATAATTAAGCCACGCCTACCACCTCTTAACTGCCCACCTATTCCCATGCCTTCAAAAGCAATACCGTTTTTAAGGACAAAATAGCTTTCTGACCACTTTTCTGTCTTTTGGTTACCAAAGAACTGTATTAATTTCTCGTTATTTTCAAACTCGGACTTGATTTTCCTGTTTATTTCGTTTAAGACAAATGACTCGGACTTCGAAATCAAGGATATATCGCCTAAAGGCTTGAATAGGGCAAAATGTATGGGTTTTATGATTAACCCGATAGTTGATTTTCCACCCCCACGAAACACCTCATAGGCACTAAAAGGGTACGCCTTACTTAAATCCCTATAAATCTCTTTCTGGAACGCTGCACTAGTTCTATTTAGTAAATGCGGGAAGAAGAACTCCCCAAAAGCCTGTATATCCTCTTTCCAGAGAAGAAATTTATCTTTAAAGAACTTTCTTTCTTCAGGTGTTAGATTCATTATAATACGCCTTTAAGAACGCTAAATACCATTTATGATAGAAATCCTTACCCTTTGCCAACTCTAAAAAACCCCTCTACAATGCCCTAAATCCTCTATTACAGCCCCGTGATAGCAAAAACTCCAAATACTGAGGTTGGGATACCTCTTCTTGAAAATAGTAGAAATTTTAGCGAGAGGGTTATATAGTCCTAGACCCCCGCCACGGGGGGTGTTAGCCCCTCCGCTGGTGACGTCTCCGGCTTGTCTAGTTTTATATATGCATCCTTCCGGGGGCTAGCCCTTCCGGGTATCTCATCCTTTAAAAGCTCATATATGCTTACAACCTGAGCTGGGCCATCCTTATTCCAGCCTTCAATCTTAGCAATGGCCACGCTTGCGTTAATTCTATCACCAGCCCGGGCCGCTGTTCTAGCTTCCTTCCATAGTAAAGCAATTACAGCCCGCTTGTCAAGCTTTAACTCCGCCTTGATTGCAGCTTCCTTAGTCTCCACGGCCGCTTTTATGTCTTGTTTTGTCAATAAAAAGCTTCCTTGTGTTCTTGCTGTTCTAACGCTATAACCTGCTTTCCTAGCGGCATCAGCTGAGTTATGGCTTAATATGTAATAGTTTATAAAAGCTTCTTGCTTTTTAGATATC